GCACGACGAACAAGAGCAGCTTCTAGTGTGTTTAAATTGTTTTGATGTGTTAAAACTTCTTCTATGGTCTCATAGAATGTGCTAGGTCTGCCATTGATGTCACCGATCTCATCTAATTCTGCGACTACTTTTGTTAATTTTTCATCAACACTTTCATAATAACGAGCTGCTTCGGCCAAATTGTTTTCGGCTTCTTGTTTCATATCACGGTGAATGTCAAGATTTAGTCCTTGATCACATTCCGGACATTTATGATTGGCCAGTTGTTCAAGATTTTTCAAAAACTTTTTATGATTTTTTTCTGCTTGACTTACTGCTGTTAATAAAGTAGCATGTTCTTTGTTAAGACTTGTAATACGAGCACTTAGTTCAAGATAACTTTTTAGTTTATTATGTTGATCTAGTTCTTTTTCGATATCAACGTCCTTGAGTTCTAGTATACTACGAGCAATTTTTTCTATGTCTTCACTTTGCTGTCTACGCCAAGCTGACTGCTTAGTCTCTAGGCCATTTATACTTTGATGTATTTTGTCATTGCTCTTTTTAGCAGCTTCTATGTCTGCGGTAGCCTGTTGTATTTGATCTTTGGTCTGTCTAATTTGTTCTTTGAGACTGTCTGCTTTCTCGCTTAGGATAGTAATTCCTAGTAGTTGTTCAATGATTTCTCGTTGTTCGTTAGCTCTCAAGCTTAAAAAAGGCTGTGTATAAGTGTTTAGTGCCACAATATGTTGAAACATTGTGTGGCTCATACCTAACAACTCGTCTATGTCATGTTGTGTTTCACGCACATCGCCTTGTGCGTCGTCTGTTTCTTCTGTGGTTTTTTCAGTGCCGTTGACATAAAACTTCATCACACTGGGTTTACGCCCTCGTTCAATACGATAACTGTTATTATTACTTTCAAAAGTCAACGTGACCAACATGTTTTTGTTGTTGATCTTATTGATCAAGTTATCTTTCTTGATACTGGTAAGGGCTTGGCCGTAGAGCGCATAACTTAGAGCATTGACGATTGTGGTTTTCCCGGTACCATTACGGCTTCCTGAATCATCACCTCCTTGATCTAAATTTTCGCCTAATACTAAAGTTAATTGCTCTCGGCCGAAGTTGACGCCTTGGGTTTGATTACCCACGCTCATAAAATTCTTTACAGTAAGTTCTTTTAATCTAATCATAAGTTGTTATAGATTTCTAATAATCGTTTTGGATCGTAGCCTTTGCTGTCGATATTAACGATTTGATTGACTACGATCTCGTCTACACTTTCGAATTGTCTTATATCTATGTCAGGAGCACTGTCTAATTCTTTCTTTTCCGGAACTAGTGCCAGTTCTCTGATAGGATAGTTAGTCATAAAGTTTTCTCTTACAAAGTTTGCCTCTTCATAACTGATATCAATATCAATACCTATGCGTAGATGTTGTTTGGGTTTGATAATTTTATCTGGATCTTCTAACAGTTGACTTAGTTTCAATGTACGAAATGTGGGCTGATTAGGCCATGTTATATGATATGGATCCTTGCCCCACTCCATTATGGTCATTCCACGCTCATCGTCCCATGTGTCAGCATAGTTGTGAGGAAAGGCATTGCCAATATACATCATGTTTTTCTTTTGCTGGCGTTTATGAAAGTGACCGCTGAACCCAAGTTCGTATTGATAAAAGTGTTCCAGTTGTATTTCACCGTGATCGGGCATGGCAACCATGGCGTTCATCATGAACTGTGGTAGTTCAAAGTGTCCAAATATGTATTGTCCACCTTTTTTTGCTATACTACGCCATTCATCCCCGACTAACCACGGACACATTGTGACATTATCCATAGTCAAGGGTTTATGAACAATGGTAATTCCGGGAATATATTTGCCAAATTCTACGCTATGGATGTCTCGTTTGTCTTTGTAATATAAATCATGATTGCCAGGGAAAAAGTAAAAGGCATCAAATGCCCTACCTAGCTTTTCCAAGGCTCTAAGACTGTAGTCCATGGTAGTAATATTAAGGCTATTACGATTGTGGTGCCAGTCTCCAAGAAACATGCCTGTATCACAACCGTTTTCTTTGGCTGTTGCTATAAACCAATCAACAAAATCTTCACAATCTTGATTATGAGTGTGACTGTTCGACTTTAATCCGAAATGTATATCTGTGAATAGTGCTACTTTTTTGAATAGATTACTCATCTAGCCTCCGTTGACTTATTATAACATCTATAAATTACAGAGTCAATCCTCATTATATTCGTATCTTTTCAAAGCAGCAGCATGTTCACCTTCGCTGGTCCTACTGTAGCTTGGGTTCATGCCATTGATTTCTAATAAATCATCACGAATAATTTGATTACGTTTTTCTATATTGATAATTCTTACAAAGCTATTGGTCACTGCCGCAGTAAAATAGGCAAATGGATTATTGGATTTTGATTCATCAAACTGTAGACCGATTTGTGTAAGTTGTAGAATGGCCTGACCTTTCATTTCATCGTTATAGGTATAGCCACGAACATTGCCACGAGTAGCATAGCGTTCACATAGTTTAATATACATACGAGCCAAGGTATTAGTGATTTGTCCGTGTTCACGATTAAATTTTCCTCGTTCTACACTGCCCTTCCAATGGCTTTTCCCTACACAGGTTAGAATATCTTCTTCGTTAAATTTCCAATGTTGGAATGGAGGGAAGTTAACCTTATCTCTTCCGTCAGCTACAGTTTTTGGATTCTTTTTTCTAGAATTGTTTAATGGTATATGATCATAGGTCATGATACGAAATACTAGATCTTGTTTAAGAATTTTTTTATAATCGATTTCGCAGTCCATTAGTTTGATTTTTTCGCCATTTTCTTTACGTTTTTCGTATTCTTGAATGCCCATTCTCTTGGCGCGATTTCGTTTGGCTTCGGCTATAGTACGTATGTTTATTTTGTCTAAGGTCGGTAGTATTATATCATATTGATGATATTCTGGTTTGCTGAAAGAACAATATGTATTTTTGCTTTTGTGTATTTCGTCCAGTAAATCTTTATTGTTTAGGTAATTAATTTTGGTCATATAAATCCTTATATTATAGTATAAAACACGCAGTTTATATTGTCAACTAAATATTACAGTTGAGGAGTTCAAAAATGGCAGATTTAGGTAATATAGCGAGTACAGCACTTGGTGTTGCTAAGACAGTCGCCAACGTAGCTGGGGCACTTAATAATTTATCTAATCCAGCAAGTTTGGTCAGTGCGATAAGAGGAATAAGTTTGCCATCAGGCGGCAATGTCACAGGAATTCGTACTAGTGCAGGAGCGCAGTTTGTAACCACTGCGGAAAATGATTGGCGTGTTAGACTAAGCATACCTACTACCACAGTTTTTACATCAAGTCCTATACTAAAACCGTTAATCAATGCAGGAGGTCTTGTATTTCCTTATACGCCTACTATAACAATTAGTCATACTGCCGCCTATAGTGAAGAACCTATAACTCATCAAAACTATAGTTTTATTTACTATCAAAATAGCAAAGCAGATACCATACAAATTAACGGTGCTTTTCATGTAGAAGATGCTGTTCAAGCTCAATATTGGATAGCGGCCGTGCACTATTTGAGAGGTGTAACCAAGATGTTTTCAGGTTCTGATGAAGGCGCTCTAGCAGGAAATCCTCCTCCTATTGTCTATCTAAATGGTTACGGAGATTATGTTTTTAAAAATATTCCTGTAGTAGTTAGAAGTTTTTCAATAGACCTACCCAGCGATGTAAACTATATCAGTACTAGTATGAGCAGTTTACCATCATCCGCACAAACTTTAGAAAATGCCACCAATTTGTCTACACAATTTCCTTTTACAGGTAATATTAATGCTAGTCTTATCAGTCAATTGGTTAATAGTGGTGAAGGACTCGTTGCTAATTTAATTAACACTACAAGCACAGGTGTTGGAAGTAACAGTAACATTACTGCTAGTATGCAGGGTCCTACTCACGTACCAGTAAAAAGTACACTAAGTGTTCAGTGCCAGCCTATATACAGTCGTGAAAATATAAGAAAGTTTAATTTAAAAGATTTTGTTCATGGTAATCTTTTGAATAATATACCAGGATTTATCTAAATGACTAACAAGTATTCAGTGTATAGCCCTTGGAGGAATACAGAAATTTCAAATAATATTTTAGGTTTTTTAAATATAAGACCTGTACCTGCTGAGCCAGATGATTTTTTGTACACTATAGAGCCGCAATATACTTATAGACCAGATTTATTGGCCTATGATCTGTATAAGAACTCTAAATTATGGTGGGTGTTGACACAAAGAAATCTTGATGTAATTCAAGATCCTGTTTTTGATTTTGTAGCCGGAAAAAAAATTTATATTCCTAAAGGTGACAGTCTTTTTCGAGTATTAGGATTATAAAATGGCTATACCTAAAGAACTAACCAATGGTGCTACTACACTGGCTAATCAAGCTGGTAATGTTTTGACAAGTAGTAGCTCATTAAATAATCTTGTTGGTAATGTATCTTCTAATGTCTCTAATCTAGCTAGCAGTGGCTTGACTAATCTAGGGAAAAATTTACAACTTACAATTCCTGGATTCAGCATTTTAAATGCTGCGGGAAGTATCGCTGCTGGAAATATCAATCTAGGAACAAATTTATTCAAAGATCGATCTGCTGAAATCACAATTGATGAAAACCCGCCTTTTAAAAATGTGCTCAATGATTTTGCCAGTTTTAATTATCATTTTACACTAAGTGTGTTGTCTGATGATCTAATTAATAATCCAGGTTCTTATAGAACAGGAAATTTGGGTAAAATAATTTTAAGATCAAGTGGTGGTGCTCCTGAGTCAGATTTAATTGAAACTGCCTATGGAAAATATGATTTTTATCTTGAAAATCTAAGATTAAGCACTGTAGTAGGTCTTAATCAAGCTACTGGAAACAGTAATGCTATAAGTTTTAGTTTTACTGTAGTAGAGCCTTACAGCATGGGATTGTTTTTTCAAGCTCTTCAAACTGCTGCTTTACAAAACAATAACGGCAACTATCTAGATGTGCCTTTATTGTTAACTATTAAATTTAATGGGCATATAGATCCTGATAATCTTGCTGTTCCTTTGCCTAATACCACAAGATATCTGCCTATGAAACTGCGACATTTGGCAATGAAAGTTAGTGCCAAAGGATCTAGTTATGACGTAGAAGCTTATCCATGGAATGAACAGGCTTTTAGTGATACTTTTCATTTGATAAGAACTGATATTACTCTACAGCCAGATGATGATGTGACAAAGACTGTTGAAAGTCTATTAAAAACCAGTGCTAAAAGTCTTAAAAACATTGTTAATAAAAATTTTAAAAAGCAATCTACAGATAATACAACAGAATTTTTTGATGAAATTGACATAGAATTTCCGCCCGATACAAATTCTATCGGACAGTCTGGCCTAGGACTAAATCTTTTTAACAAAGGAGAAACTCCTTTCGGCAAAGATAATTTTGTCTACGATGATAATGCTGGAATTTATAAGAGAGGAAAGATAGCAATAAATCCAAATACAGCAGACTATAAATTCGCACAAGGTAGTACTATTCAAGATGTTATTAATCAAGTTATTTTAATAAGCGATTATGGACGTCAGGCTCTAGACGAAGCTAAACGAACTCCACAAGGGCAGGTAGTATGGTGGCGAATAGAAACACAGCTATATATGAAAACAGACGGGGAAGATCTTAAAACAGGACAAAAGCCAAAAAAAATTGTGTATAGAGTGGTGCCTTATCTTGTTCATGCCAGTGTTTTTATGCCTCCTAACGATAAACCACCTGGTTTAGATAATATGAAAAAAGAATCCTTAAAAGAATACAATTATATCTATACAGGAAAAAATATTGATGTTCTAGATTTTCAGATAGAATTTCAAGCAGGGTTTTACAAGGCTCTAAATGCTGATAGTGGTAAAAATTCAGAAACTCATCAAGGTGTATCACAGGCCACAGGAAGCTCAGCAGAAGATCAAGGATCAGTTACCCCAGAAAACGTGGATGGTAGTCCACCCACTCAAGGAGGTAGTCCTGTAACAGTAAGATATGTAAAAACTCAATCTTCTACTGCTAAGAACGGAGGAACAGGTGTCGACGATGCAGCTACTATAGCAGCTAGACAATTTCATGATCTTGCTACTACAGGGGCAGATATGATAAATCTTAATTTAACTATACTAGGTGATCCTTACTATATTGTAGATAGTGGATTAGGAAATTATACAGCAAGTCCTACTAATTATCAAAATCTTAATGCTGACGGCGCAATGGATTATCAAAATGGTGAAGTCTATATTACTGTGAATTTTAGAACACCTATTGATATTAATATCGCTAAAGGTTTTTATGATTTTGGAGATACTAGACCTATATCACAATTTAGCGGTCTTTACAAAGTCATGCAGGTTGATAGCACATTTAATAGAGGCAAATTTGTTCAGCAACTGAGTCTAGTACGTATGGTCGGTCAAGAAAACACACAGGCCAAGGAAGGAACCTTTCCTATACCTAAGCAGCCTCAGCCTGAAGTTAATTGGCCCTAATTTACGGAGCAAATAAATGGCAGTAGAAAATAGATCGGCAGCAAATTCCAGTCCAGTTGACGCAGGCCCTTTTTTGGCCAAAGTTGTTAGTGTAGCTGATCAGACCTATATGGGAAATCTAGAAGTTCAATTATTACATGAAGTAGGAAATGATGAAGCTACAGAAGGACAGTTGCGTACAGTAAAATATCTAAGTCCGTTTTATGGAGTTAGTAATGTAGAATATGTCACTGAAACTAGTGATGATTATAATTCTACACAAAAGGCCTACGGCATGTGGATGATACCTCCTGATATAGGAACCTTAGTAATTTGTATTTTTATTGGCGGAGACGTAAGAAAAGGTTATTGGTTAGGCTGTGTACAAGATGAAAATATGAATTTTGCTCTGCCAGGATATGCTTCTAGTCAGTATGTGGTAGATAGCACTAGATTAACAGATAAAGAAAAAACAAGAGTCCCTGTTGCTGAATATAATAAAAAAATTAATTCAAGCAGTGAAGATCCTAGTAAAATTCTTAAACCTGAACATCCGATGGCTTTTGTGTTAGAAAGACAGGGGTTGTTAAAAGATGACACAAGGGGAATAACTTCCAGCAGCAGTCGTCGCGAAGTTCCTAGCATGGTTTTTGGAATATCGACGCCAGGACCTATTGATAGGGTAGGACCTACAGGCAAATTTGGAAAAAAAGAACATCAAGTTACTAAAGGATTTGTAAGTAGATTAGGTGGCAGTAGTTTCGTTATGGATGATGGCGATGATAAGTTTTTAAGAAAAACTTTGCCATCAGAAGGTCCTCCGGAATATTATAATTTAGAAAACGGTGAAGGACCTGGAGTAGCTGATATACCACATAACGAATTAGTCAGATTAAGGACTAGGACTGGTCATCAGATATTACTGCATAATAGTGAAGATCTAATTTATATTGGTAACAGTAGAGGTACAGCATGGATTGAGTTAACCAGTGACGGAAAAATTGATATATTTGCTAACGACAGTATTAACATAAGAACTAAACAGGATTTTAATTTTTATTGTGATAGAGATTTTAATTTAGAAGTAGGAAGAAATTGTAATATTAAAGTACAAGGAGAAATGCATACTGAAACTATATTAGATCATGTGCTTATTGTTAATAAAGATCAAAAGATATTGGTAAAAAATAGGAAAGATGAAACTATTATAGAAGAGTACAGAGAAACTGTAATGGGTGATGTAAAAGTATTTTATAATCAAAATTTTATACACAATATAGATAAAAGATTTGATCTTAGGGTAGCTACAGCAGCCAGTGTTACAGTAGGAAAAGGATCAAGCGGGCCAGGATTCGCTCCGAGACCAGAAACTGCTCAAACTCCTTATGGTCCTATCAGTAATGACACAGAAATTTCATCTCCTGTCAGAGAAGTAAATGGTGATGAAGTTGATAGAGTTGATATTAAAATCTATAAAGATACAAGAATTGAAGTGAATGGTAAGAATTTAGATCAGACAATAGGGGGTAATGTAAGGACAAAGATTATAGGTACAGTTGATATTAGCACTGATAACACATGGCGTCATACTTCTTCAAAAGATATTGATATCAATTCAGGTGGGCATATTTTTAACACCAGTGCGGGAACAAATGAAACTAAAGCAGGAGGAAACATTATTGAAACTGCTCCACAGATTCACATGAACGGTCCAAGTGCAGGAACAGCTCCTGTTGCCTTAATAGCTGTCAAACCTGTTGAGGCAAGAATTACAGCAAAAGCTACAGTGCCTTTATCATTAGTGACTCATGAATTACCTGATTTATCTGGACAAGATAAATGGAAGTCATTGACTAAATTAACAACAATTTTAACACGCATACCAACTTATGAACCATATCCACATCACGAAAATTTAGATCCTTTTTTCTACAAATTTGACAACTTAGATAGAGATAGAGATGCAAGATATCGAACTTCTTCTTTCAATGTTCCTAGAAATTATATTTTAGGTCCAGGGTTTGCGTTTAGGAAATATTCTACTGAAACTGATACTTTTGAAAAACTTTCAGCAGCAGAAGATAATGAAAAAATTAATGATCCTGCTACAGGAAGTCCTCCTAAAGCTAATAATCTAGCCAACAAGCGTGCAAGTGACATAGCTAAAAGACAAGAAACTGTAACTGGTAAAATTTCATCTGCTGCTACAACAAGGCGAGTTATTAATACTGCGGGGACAGCTACTATATTAGGTATAGTAAGTGCTGTAGTAGGCACGACAGGTGGCACGACAGGTGGCACGACAGGTGGCACGACAGGTGGCACGACAGGTGGCACGACAGGTGGCACAACAGGTGGCACAACAGGTGGCACAACAGGTGGCACGACAGGTGGTGATACTACGGCTAAAGGAATACCCTTTAAAAGAGCAGATGGAACAACTATATATTTTCCTACAAATTGGGATAGTTATAATGATCAAGCTCGAGTCGACTGGTTTAACACCAATAAGATAACAGAAGCAGATTTTTTAGGTATCGGATTAACTGTTGATGTTATAAATTATTGGAAATCAAAAGGTTGGAAATCTGGAGGAGTAGGCACAACAGGTGGCACAACAGGTGGCACAACAGGTGGCACAACAGGTGGCACAACAGGTGGCACAACAGGTGGCACAACAGGTGGCACAACAGGTGGCACAACAGGTGGCACAACAGGTGGCACAACAGGTGGCACAACAGGTGGCACAAGAGGAACAGTTGTACCAACTATAAACGCAACTTATAAAAACCCAATAGAAGTCAATGAAAGGTTCGAAATAGATTTTAAGCTTAGTCAAGATTTAAAGCTCCAACTTCGTCAAGTAAGTGGACCAGGAACAACAAATAAAATCTATGATTGGGGATTAAAGACAACACAGTTTGTTGGCATTGATTTTCGTTTTGAAAACACAGGAACATATGTATATGTAGTTGAAGCTGTAGATTATCCTGGGGTACAAAAATTTTTAAATTTTACAGTTGTTCCAGTAGGAGCATTATCTTTGCCAAGTAATATGAATTTTAGAATAGCATTTGATCCATCACAAATTTATCCTTATGATTCTATTACAGTTAATATAGCACGAAATGACGGGTTAACTTTTGATACTAACAAAATATTTTTACGCATGAATCAGACAGAATTTAACGGAGTAATGAGACCAGCATATGATGATATAGATCATGGTAAAACTAAAAATGCGGCTGCGTATGATGGTGCTGGTCCTGGTCCGGGCAATACGGAAGGTGCTTTATCATTTCGTTTAGATGGTACAGGCATTGTTACAAGTTTTCAATGTACGATTGGATTTACAGATTTAACTTGGTTAATAAATAGCGATCAATCAAATTTTAACATGACTAGATTTCAAGTGCAGGCCATTACTGATGGTAAGAAATCCGTAGAAACTAATTTTCTGACTGTGAGAAAAAGACCTGTAACAACAGTTACTAATCCAGGACCAACTAATAATACAACTGTTGTATTAGATACTAATGTAACAGAAGCCGAATATAATAGATTGGTCAAGATTATAAAGGAACAATTTCTTTATTACACAGGGAGAACTACATTTACAGATAGTGATTTAGCCTTTTGGGTTAACTTTATTAATAGCACTCCTGGGGAAGCATTGTTATCTGAGTACAAAAGATATCTTTTGAATTTTGTCTATAAGTATGATACATTGTCCCTAGAGGACCGATTATACGCTCGTGCATATCTAACTCATTGGATAGATAAAGGTCTTACCGAATTTACAGCTACATTAGATTTGAGGAGTTCATTACCAAGGATTTTTGCTAGTCAGGCAGTTAACGGTCAATTCCCTGAACCATTTAACGAAAAAGTATTGCTGGCGTTCCCTGATTTAAGAAATGTTAATTCAGCTTCTAGTACTGACATCCAAGGATAGACTGACTAGTAATTGAATTAGTGGAGAAATATTATGACATCAAGCGCAAGACTTTATGATAAAACAGTTTTACAATCTAATAATAAAACCTTTGTTCCTGGTAGTAAAACATATAAGGGCTTTAGCACAGTATCTAATACAGGATCAACTTTTGGTCTTTATGATATAAGTCTTATTAAACAGGATTTATTAAATCATTTTAACATTAGATTCGGTGAAAGATTGGAGCAACCGGAGTTTGGAACTATAATTTGGGACTTACTTTGGGAACCGTTGACCAATGAACTAAAAGCTCTAATAGCAGAAAATGTAAAAACTATAATAAATTATGATCCTAGAATTAGTACAGATCAAATCATAGTGAGTACCTATGAAAGTGGTATACAGATAGAGTGTATTTTGACTTTTTTTCCTTATAATATTCAAGAAGCTCTACAACTTAGGTTCGATCAAGCTAACGGACTATTAGCTTAACTATAATATGCCCATTTTATAGGCCGTATAAATATCAAATACCAAGGAAATTTTAATGTCAGCAACGGATAGACAAAATCGACTGTTAGTAGCGGAAGATTGGCGTAGAATATATCAAAGTTTTCGCAATGCAGATTTTCAAAGCTATGACTTTGAAACCATCCGTCGTATAATGGTAAATTATATTAGAGAAAACTATCCCGAAGACTTTAATGATTACATAGAAAGTAGCGAATACCTCGCTCTAATAGATTTAATAGCATTTTTAGCACAAAGTATAGCTTTTCGTGTAGATTTAAACAGTAGAGATAATTTTTTAGAATTAGCAGAGCGTAGAGAAAGTGTGTTACGTCTAGCTAGACTTTTAAGTTATAATCCTAAGAGAAATAATTGTGCTAGTGGTCTATTAAAATTTACCAGTGTTCAAACTACACAGAGAGTATTAGATTCTAATGGTAGAAATCTTATAAATCAAACTATTAACTGGAATGATGTCTCAAATCCTAATTGGTATGACCAGTTTATTAAAGTAATTAATGCTGCTTTGCCAGCTTCTAGACAGTTTGGTAATCCAGAAGATTCAGATACAATATATGGTATTCCTTGTGAACAGTATAGATTTCAAGCTACTAATTTAGATGTGCCTGTGTATTCTTTTCAAAAAAGTGTGGATGGCAGAGTTTTAGGATTTGAGCTGGTCAGCACTGTTTTCAAGTCTAAACAGGAAATTTATGAAGAACCACCTGCTGTTGGTAATAGACTTAGTTTTATATATAGAAATGATGGTAGAGGTAGTGGTTCAGTAAACACTGGTTTTTTTCTATTATTTAAAGAAGGAATATTAAATCAGGGAATTTTTAATCTTACTCAGCCAGGTAATAACGAAACAGTAGACATAGATAATCCTAATATTAATAATACAGACATTTGGTTGTATAGATTAGACCAAGCAGGACTTGAATCAGAATATTGGGCACAAGTATCAAGTTTAGAAGGCAATAATATTATCTATAATAGCTTACAAAAATCTATTAGAAATTTTTATAGCGTGATTACTAAAGCAGGTGATAGAGTTACTTTACAATTTAGTGATGGAACATTTGGAAATTTACCTTTAGGTAAGTTTAGAGTCTATTATAGAACCAGTATAGGAAATACATATTCTATCAATCCTAGAGATATACGTAATGTATCCATAGAAATTCCATATCTAAGCAATCTTAATCAAGCTGAAGTGCTTACAATAACTCTGAGTTTACAAACCGCTGTGGCTAATAGTACACCTACTGAAACCAATGAAAGTATTAAGGCCAATGCTCCTGCTACCTATTATACACAAAATAGAATGATAACCGGAGAAGATTATAATATTAGTCCATTGGGTGTTAACCCACAGGTTTTGAAAGTAAAATCTGTTAATAGATCTAGCAGTGGTATTAGTCGTTATTTTGATCTAGTCGATCCTACAGGCAAATATAGTAAAACTAATCTTTTTGCTGACGATGGTGTATTATATAAAGAAGAATTTACAGATAGTTTTAAATTTAAATATGATACTCGTACTGATATAGAGTCGACTATATTAAATGATGTCTACAATTTTTTAAGCAAAGTATCATTACGTGACTATTATTATAGCAAATATACAAGTATAGTTACAACAAGTCTAAGTGCTGCTTGGTATTCTACAACTACAGACACAAATCAGTCTACAGGATATATTGGTGATACAACAGATTTTACTCCATATCAATTAGGGGTTTATTCATCTACTCTATTGAGATTTGTTACAGACGGATCAATATTAAAATTCATAGCTCCAACTGGTAAGTACTTTGATAAGACAAATAATAATAAACTAGTCACTAGTACTAGCCCTAGACTGGGTTATGCTGACAGTTTATATACTAAAGTAATTAAGGTAACAGGTAATGGTACTTCGACATTGATAGATGGAACTGGATCTGTGCTATTAAACGACATAATTCCAGAGTCTGCTATTTTAGCTGAAATAATTCCCGCTTTTAAAACTACATTAGATTCGAATACTTTAACTACAATGGTAGATTTAATTTTTTCAAATAAACAATTTGGTCTAAGATATGATGTAGAAGATCGAAACTGGAAAATTATTTTTGAGATTAATCTTAATAATGTAAATTCTTTTAGTCTAGGTAAAACTGGTGATAATAGCGGACAACAATTAGATTCTAGTTGGATAATCTTGTTTACTACAGATACAGAATATTATACAGTAAAATTTAGATTATTAAGGTATATTTTTGAAAGTGATAAGCAGGTTAGATTCTTTTTTGATAGCAGCGATAAAATTTATGATACTAGAACTAATACTGTGGAAAAAGATAAAATTAAGGTACTTAGTTACAATACTCAGCCAGACAATCTTTATGCTTTTACATTTGACAGAGAATGGGAAATTACTGAAGAATTTAAAGGTATAGATGGTTATATTGACACTAAAAAGATACAAGTTACTTTTAGCGACACTGATGATGACGGTGTAGTCGATAATCCAAAGATTTTTGATGATTTAGTAGCTCCATCAGTTAACACTGTAGATAAGATAGTAGTTTTAGAATTATATACTGTGGAAGAAGGTCAAGAGGATTATAGATATATCAGTAATTCTAATGGTTCAGTGTTAATATATAATAATGAAAATGAAATTAATAATTTAAATGTTTTTAACGACGGACAATATTTTTATTTTGTAGATTCAGATGTTGTTAAGAAATACTACGCTCAAACAAGCAAGTTAGAAGTAACCTTAGACTATAAGTGTTATATAGGGAGAGATCAATTAAAGTTTCAATATATTCATAATGCAGATTATGAATCAAGAATTGATCCAGGAATTTCTAATATCATGGATGTCTATGTGTTAACTTCAACCTACGACAAGTATTTTAGAGAATATATCAATGGATCAAGAGATCAAATGCCATTACCTCCTAGCAGTGATTTTTTGTATAATTTATTATCTTCTGATCTAAACAAAATAAAAAGTATTAGCGATGAAATTATCTATCATAGTGCCAAATATAAAATTCTTTTTGGATCTAAATCTACTATAGATGTACAGGCCAGTTTTAAGGTAGTTAAAAATCCAGAAATTGTAATCAGTGATAATGATATTAAAAGTAAGATAATCAGTGCTATAAATGAATTTTTTAACATAGACAATTGGGAGTTTGGAGATAATTTTTATTTTACAGAATTATCTACTTATGTTATGAATCGCCTAGCTCCTAACATCGTTAATTTTATCGTGGTGCCAAAAAAAGCAGATTTATATTTTGGAAGTCTATTTGAAATTAGAGCCGAAAAGGATCAAATTTTTATTAACGGAGCAACTATAGATGATATTGAAATAATAAGTGCGCTCACCGCCAGTAAGATAAAGGCATCTGGCGACATAGCCAGTCCAAACTCAGTCATTAGCAAACAATTAATAGCTAGCTCAGGATCTAATTAATGTCAACTGATAATCAATCAGAATATCCTTTACCAACAGGAAAAAGCACAAGCAGAAAGTCTGTCGATTTGCTGCCTAAATATTATAGAACTAATGCCAATAAGAAGTTTCTAGCAGCTACTCTTGATCAATTAATATCACCAGGAACTGTTAAAAAGTTAAATGGTTATATTGGAAGACAGTATGCTAAGTCTACCGCAGCTGATGATATATTTTTAGCTGCTGCTGACTCTGTGAGACAAAATTATCAGTTTGAACCGTCATTAGTTATTCAAGATAGATTTAATAATTTAAAATTTCACAAAGACTACATCGATCATATTAATCACATTGCTGTATTTGGTGGAATAGTAAATAATCATGAACGTCTAAACCAACAAGAATTTTATAGTTGGAATCCGCATATAGACTGGGATAAGTTTGTTAATTTTCAACAATATTATTGGTTACCTTATGGACCAGATGATGTTGAAATAGCTGGACAACAACCTGATATTGTCACTGCTAGTATAACTGAATTAAAATTAGAAAAATCCAAGAAGTCTTTAACCATTGCCACAGGACTGTCATTTACAAATACATCGATTAAAATTAAGTACAATGATGAAAATTACATGTCTGGTATATTAAGTTCTTATGATACAGTTACAGGACAGCTTATTGTAGACATAGACACTGTATTAGGTGATGGAACCTACAATTCATGGACAGTGATTTCTAAAGGTGTAATAAGCACCTATTCTGTACAGCTTGAAGATCAAGGTGATAATTTGGCCTTTGTTATAAGCCCAGATGGATTAACAAGAGATCCTACTCTGATCTTATATAGAGGACTTACTTATGTTTTTAACATTAATATAGACAATCACAATTTTACTATTAAAACACAAAGAATTTTAGGTAATTTAGAAAGATATAATCAAGGTGTAACGAATAATTCAATTTCTGATGGACAGATTATTTTTGAAGTTCCATTAGATGCTCCTGATATTTTATATTATGTCAGTGAATTAGATGTGAACATAGGTGGTATACTTAGTATTCAAAATCTAGACGAGAGCACGATTTTTTATGTAGAAAAAGATATTTTAGGCAAGAAAAATTATACTATGTCAAACGGATATAGTTTAAGCAACGGTATGAAAATATCTTTTAGAGGAAAAACTGTACCTGAATTTTATCAAGATGGATTTTATTATGTTGAAGGTGTTGGTACTGCGATAAAATTAATTTCAGAACAAGATTTAGAAATCATTGGTAATTTTACAGTAGAAGAAACTTTAGCATTTGATCAAGATCCATTCGATCAAGTTCCTTTTAGTACATCATCTTCGAGACCAAAAAAGCAAGATTACATAGTGATAAATCGAGGAAGTGTAGATAGAAATCCTTGGACTAGATCGAATAGATGGTTTCATCAAGATATAGTCATTAAAACCGCAGAAATAAAAGGACAGGTGCCTAGTTTAGATCAATTAGCTAGAGCTATAAGACCTATTATAGAATTTGAATCTGATATACGGTTGTATAATTTTGGTTATAAGAATAAGAAAAATGTTGATCTTATTGATACATTTACTAAAGATGTGTTTAGTACTATAGAAGGTAGTCTAGGATATAACATTGACGGAGTTGAGCTTGCAGATGGCATGCGTGTTTTATTCACCGCAGACTCTGACAGATTAGTCAAAGATAAAATTTTTAATGTTAATTTTGTAGAAGTCACTGTGCCTAGCAGAAAGATTAATTTTAATGCTGCTACAGGTATTAACATAACAAACGACACTGTAACTTTTGATACACCTCATAGTTTGAGTACAGGAAACAGAGTTATATATTTGAACAATAATAATACTTCAGTAAATGGACTAATACATAGAAAAATTTATTATGTTCAAGTTGTAGATGAATATACTGTAAAATTTTATACTAATCAATTGTTATCAAATCTAGTAGATATATTTGCCATAGGAACAAACATTCATAGTGTTGAAGTTTTTACAGGATTACGTAGACAAATCAATTTAACAGAAGCCGAAGACAGTGAACCTCAATTAAATGAAACTGTTTTAGTAAAAAGTGGACAGGCACAATCTATCAGTGTTTTGATTGACAATCAAACAGTAAACCTAGTAGGTAATCAAGGATTAATGTATTGGTATGATGGACAAGGTTGGAAATTAGGACCAGTTAAGTACTTCAGTAATCAATCTCCATTGTTCGATTTATATGATGAGAATAAAATAAGTTTCGGAAATAGTGCTGTCTATGATGGATCTACTTTCCAGGGCAATAAGATTTTTTCCTATAAACAAGGAACTGGAACAGCAGATTCAGCACTAGATTTTCCACTTAGTTATAGGAATATTAACAATATTGGAGATATTGTTTTTACATTTGATTTGCTAAATGATAGTTTTAAATACAAAGTTGACAGAGATATTTTTTCTAAAACAACAGATGTTGGTTTCCTACATGTATACAAGAATACAAATCTTATAGAATATAAAAATGGCTGGATTAGAAATAATCTTATTAATGTTCAACCTATTGTAAGAATATTTAAAAATCATAATTTTGATGGAGTTACTACTGGATTTCCTATTGATTGTTTTAGTCGCGGTGCAGATCTAAGTGACCTACAGGTTAAAGTTTACGTCAATGGAAAAAGATTACCTGTAAGTAGTATCGCTGATATCAAAGATGAGCCTGACTACAAATATGTATATTTTAAAACACCAGTTACTAGTAATGATGTTATTACTCTTAAGCTCTATACTAAACAACCTAAAAGTACAAATGGATTTTATGAATTTCCTATAAGTTTACAAAATAATCCTTTGAATAATAATGTAAAAGAATTTACATTAGGTCAGGTTGTTGATCATTTATCCTCAATTGTTGATAATTTAGATGATAGGTTTTTAGGTAGTTTTCCAGGATATAACAATTTACGAGATCTTGGCAATGTTTCTAATCTAGGATTGAGATTTATACAACATAGCAGTCCTTTAAATTTCAGTCTTTATCATTTTGGATCGCAATATAATAACTTGTTCAAGGCTATTGAAAAGGCTAGGAATGATTATATACAGTTTAAAAATTCTTTTATTACACTTGCTGGAAATATAGGAATTGATACTGAAGTAAAACAGCTTACTGATCTTGTGTTAGCAGAATTACTGAAAGACAAGTCAAAGACTCAGCCTTATTATCTAAGTGACATGTTTGCCTATGCTGCATATAACCGTTTAGAGTATGTAGTGTTAGATTCAAGAGTAAGAATTTATCCTTTAACTAATTTGTTTAATCTAGATCAATTGTCCAATCGAGCAGTATCGATTTATCTAAATGGACAGCAATTATTACATGGAAAAGACTATACTTTTAGTACAGATTTATACTTTACTTTGTCGGACACTTTGATCATAGCTGATGACGACATTTTAGAAATCTATGAATATGAAAGCACAGACGGAAGTTTTTGTCCCCCTACTCCTACCAAATTAGGAATTTATCCATTATTCGAACCTAAGATATACACAGACAATACCTATAAAGATCCTGTCTTAGTAATTCAAGGACACGATGGTAGTATAACTGTGGCCTTTAATGATTACAGAGATGATTTAATTTTAGAATTAGAAAAGAGAATTTTCAATAATATAAAAGTAAATTATAATAAGGATATATTTAATATTCATGATTTTATTCCTTCATATGATAGAAAGCAAACTTATAATATAACGGAATTTAATAAAGTTTTATCTCAATTTTTCTTTCAATGGACAGTGAATATTAATGAAGATTATACTAAGGCTATTGAAGGGTTGTATGATGCTGGTAATAGTTTTACCTATAATTACCGAAATAATTTTTACCCAGATGGTACACCAAATCCTGCCTATTGGAGAGGAATATATCAATATTCTTTAGATACTGATCGTCCTCATACACATCCATGGGAGTGCTTGGGATTTACTATCGAACCACGTTGGTGGAGAGATATCTACGGAGAAGCTCCTTATACCAGTGATAATTTTATATTATGGGATGATATTAGACAGGGTATAATTAGAGAGCCAGGTAAAGTAGTTAAGTATCTACCTCAATATGCTAAATCTATTTTAACAAATAGATCAATAGTTGATAATCAAGGTAATTTACTTAGTCCATCATCAAGCAACCAAGCATTAGGTAATCTAGAAAGTAACGATACAGGGTATTACCAGTTTGGAGATCATGGTCCTGTAGAAACAGCATGGCGCAGATCTAGTTCTTATGCTTTTGCTCTTATTCAAACGATATTATTATTAAGTCCTAGTAGAATATTAGGAACTTGTTTTGATAGAAGCAGGATAATAAGAAATTTAGATAATCAACTAGTTTATAAAAACACAAATCTAAGAATTAGGCTACAAGATATCGAGCTTCCTTCTACTAGTTTAAGTTCAAAGCGTGTTCAAGCTGCGGGATTGGTAAATTATATAATTGATTATATTACCAGTGATACTACAAATTTTTATGATCAATACCAACTTGATTTATCCTTATTAACTAATAAAATTAGTAGTAAATTAGGAGGATTTACTAGCAAATCCAAATTTAAAATTTTACTAGATAGTAAAAATCCTGTCAGTACAAGTGGAATATTTGTACCTGAAGAAAATTACAATTTATATCTTAATACAAGCAGTCCTTTACGACAATTAGTCTACAGTGGTGTTGTTATTACCAAATATCCTGATGGATTTGAAATTAGAGGTTATAATAGAGATGCTCCGTATTTTAATTATTACATATCTAATTTTACAGGAAAATTTGTTACAATAGGAGGTATTAGTGAAAATTTTGTAACATGGGCAGATTCGCAATTATATTCTGTAGGATCAATTGTGAAATATAATAATGCTTATTACAGAACAACTATAGCTCATACTTCGACCTTTGATTTTAATGAATTATATTTTGTTGGATTGGCTAAATTGCCAGTAATTGGTGGTGTTACAATAGAACTAAAAACTCGATTTGTTAAATCAGAACTTCTTCAATTAACTTATGGTACAAGATTGCCTGATACTCAGACAGTTGTAGATTTTCTTTTAGGATATGCAGAATATCTTAAAGATGAAGGTTTCATATTTGAAGAATTTAACCCGAACTTAAAGTCCATCGACAATTGGGAAAGCAGTGCTAAAGAGTTTGTTTTTTGGACTACTCAAAATTGGTCACCCGGATCAGCAATAAGTCTTAGCCCATGCGCTAAATTACTTAGTTTTAAGAAAAATCAAACTGTTATAGAAAATATAACAGATAACTTTTATGGATATAAAATATTTAGAGTAGACGGGGAAAAGCTAGATCGTAATTTTACAAATACATTTAGGGAAGATAACGAATTTGGTCTAGAAGTAAATGGCACAAATCATGGTATATATGGTGCTATTTTTCATCTTGTTCAAAAAGAACATATTTTATTGCTAGATAATAAAACTTTGTTTAATGACGTAATATATGATTTAGAACCAGGTTATAGGCAGGAAAAAGTAAAAATTGTAGGCTACATATCCACAAATTGGAACGGTGGTTTCCAGATTCCAGGTTTTATTTTTGATACAGCAGATATACAAGAATGGTCTCCTTGGGTAGATTATAGACTAGGTGATGTAGTTTTTAACAAAGAATTTTATTATACTGCGTCAAAAACAATTTTAGGATCAGAAAAATTTAATAGTGATGACTGGGTGTTACTAAGTGAAAAACCAGTCAGCCGTTTGTTACCTAATTGGGATTACAGAGCAGAACAATTTACAGATTTTTATGATTTAGACAGTGATAATTTTGACACAGAACAGCAAAAGTTAGCACAACATTTGATTGGTTATCAAAAACGTCAGTATCTAGAGAATATTATACAAGACGAAGTTAGTCAATATAAATTTTATCAGGGTATGATAATTGAAAAAGGCACTGAAAATGTATTGAGTAAATTATTTGATGTACTTAGTTCCGATAATCAAGAAAGCTTGTCCTTCAATGAAGAATGGGCTGTAAGAGTAGGTACTTATGGTGGCACCAGTTTATACGAAGAAGTAGAATTTAAATTAGATGAATCAGAATTTAAATTAGTTCCACAACCTTTTGAAATTGTAGAGACAATAGATCAAACAGAGTATAATGCGGTTATAAAACAAAGATTAGCAGATGTTTATATTAAACCTTCAGTGGCTAGTGAAGATTTATTTCCTATATCAAATGTAAATAATTTTCTTCGTACACCAGGGTATGTTAGATTCGATGAAGTTAAGTATGTTGTAGACACATTAGATGCTGTGCTTGGGTTGAATATAAATGATTTTCAAGTAGGTGATTATGTTTGGTGTGCTTTTCAAAATCGAGATTGGAACATATATAGACTTACACCTGTTTCATTTAATATCATAGATGTTGAATACGATGAAGTAGTTCAGGTATTCTATCTACAATGTGATAGAATACCTACAATAGCTAATAATATAATAGGAATAGCTAATACTACACAAATTGATGGTTTTTACAGCATAATAGCGATAAACAATAATAAAATTTTAATTAATTCAGGCACTACTGATTTTGTCGATTTCAATGATAGTTCTTCTATTCTTGTCTATCAGTTAACGTCAGTTAGAACTAATCACGTAGATGATGCTAATGATGTTATACCAACACTGTTAAAAACTAATGAGTTACTCTATGCTGATAACGACGGATATTCAAGAAAGACAGTTTATCAGCATAGTAAAGTTTATAGTCAAAGAACATTTAACAAATATGATTTGCCTATAGCTCAAAGTAATTTTGGTAAAAGTATTACATTATCTAAAAATGGACTAACATGTGCTGTAGCTGATAGATATCAAGTCACAATTTTTACACGGTCATCTACAGGTTCTGCTTGGATTCAGCAGGATGTTATAGCTAATCCAATAACTTCAACTTTTTTAAGTGCAGGTATTGCTGCCGGTGATACTTTTATACCTGCAGACAACACAGTATTTTTTCCTAATTCTGGACTGTTGATCATCGATGATGAGCAAATAATCTATACATCTAAAACAAATTTTGGATTCCAAGGAATTATAAGAGGAATAAATGGAACTACACCATCTAGTCATTCCTATAAAAGTAAAATTTTCGAATATTATTCTTATCTAAGCGGATTTGGAAATCAAATGGAATTCAGCCCTGATAGTGAATGGTTGGCAATCAGTGCTCCTAATGCTAGTAATTTACAGACGGGATTTAAAGGTTTATATGATGGAGGATCAGGAGCTAATCCTTATGTAGAGGGAGATATTGTAAAATTAGTACATAAGGTAGGAACAAAACACATATATCTTAATACACACTGGAAAGCAAAGAGAAATATAATATTTGGAGGTGATTGGAGTACGATCGACAATTTCAGTCAGGATTGGGAACCAGCCGATCTTATTGAAATAGATAGCTCAAAGCCAGCAAATAATTATTCCAATCAAGGATATGTAAATCTTTATCAACGCAGCAATCAAGCAGGTAGTTATATTTTAAGGCATAGCTTCGTAAGCCCTAACCCTTGTCCACCCGGACTCTCCTTGTTAGAAGCTGGTAATAGACCAGAATATCAAGAGCAATTTGGATCAAAATTATCCATGGCACAGAATGGTGACGAATACGTATTAGCGGTATCTAGTGCAGGATACAATAATAATCAGGGACGAGTTTATCTTTTTAGATACGGAGTGACAAGAGACGACAGTACTGTGGCTTGGAGGATGGATTATACTAAAGATTATAAAGGTAATTTTAATTCTAGTCTTCAATATACAGTAGGGGATCTAGTTGTCTATCAAGATGAGCTTTATGAATGTGTATCTGAACCAGAATTTCAAGGGCCTGTCCCTAGTTTGTCTAGTGCCTGGTCTATTACTTCAAGATCAAACATTCTAGGTTATTTTCCGCAAGAGGCAGTGGATGTCACTTTAGATAATCATCTAGTTGTTCCTCCATTAAACGATGAAAATATTGAAATGGTTATTTCAGGTGACCTATTTGGATTTGATGTAGACCTTAATTTAGACGGTACTAAAATGATTATCAGTGCTCCTGCTGCCGATCAGGTTCTTTTTGAGAATTATAAAGGACCATTTCGACCTGCTCTTAAATACAGGTTGGATGATGTAGTGTTTTTTCAAGGCGCTTACTATCAATACAATAGACCAGAAAGTATGTATCCTATCGGAGGCCTAGATTTAGATCACTGGGATTTATTAACTGATAAAAGGCTACTTAATTCAGGAAAAGTGTTTGTATATAATTTTGATTCTACTAAAGGTTATGTATTAGATCAGACATTAGTAAGTACAAATATAGATGATTCTACTCAAGATAGGTTTGGAGAATCTATTAGTATAACTGAGTCAGGTAATAGAATAGCTGTTTCTTCGACCTTATCTGACATTAAGAAAATAGATTCGGGTCGTGTTTTGGTATTTAAGGAATCAAATGATTCCTATCAATTACAACAAAAAATATACAGTAATATTCCTGAAGCTTTTGAGTTATTTGGTTCCCGCTTACATTTCATGAATAATGATGAAACCTTGGTGATATTTTCAGCCAAAGGTGATGTTAAAAGAATTACAACATTTGACACAGACCAAATTTCACTAGATCAAAACAGAACAAGATTTATAGATCTGCAGATTGATTCGGGAAGAGTAGATGTCTATGATAGGTTATATGAAAATTATATATTTGCTGAAAGCTTGGATACTAGTCAAGATAATGAGCAGACAGATAGGTATGGATGCAGTCTAGCAGTGTCTAACAATAACATCTGTGTAGGAGCAATGTATGAAGATGGTAGCTCTGTAAACGCAGTATATCGAGCAGGCAAAGTTTATAGTTACAGTAAAGTGCCTAATACTAGATCTTGGGCTGTAAAACATAAAGAAGATCCAAGAGCTAATCCATATAAAATTAAAAAAGCTTACTTTTATAATAATTTTGAAAATACATTAATAGCATATATAGATGTCATTGATCCGGTTCAAGGTAAAATACCAGGACCAGCGGATCAAGAAATAAGGTATAAGACTTATTATGATCCTGCTGTGTATACGAATAGCGGGTCTGCTGCCAATCCTGTAAGAGATGTAGCTCAATTTTGGGATAAGGCATATGTAGGACAGTTATGGTGGGATCTTAGTCGTGCTAAATTTATTGAGTATCAAGTAGGAACAACAAGTTTTCAAAACACTAATTTTAATAAACTATTTCCTACTGGCAGTATAGATATCTATGAATGGGTAGAGAGTAAGTATCTCCCCAGTGAATGGGATAATTTAGTTAATACAGATCGTGGTATTGCTGAAGGTATAAGCGGCATATCAAAAAATGGGGATAATTCTTATGTTGTCAAACAAAAATTTGATAACGTTTCAAAAACTTTTATTAGTTTTTACTATTTTTGGGTTAAAAATCCTACAGTAGTACCTAATGTAGAAGGCAGAATTTTATCTGCTCAAGATGTTAGTAATTTAATTGCTGATCCTTTAGCTGAAGGATATAGTTGTTTAGGTATTACCAGCTCAAATTCAATTTCTTTTATAAATTGTGAAAGATTTATTTCAGGTAAAAATACTAATCTTAACGTAGAATTTTGGACTTCAGACGATTATTATACAGACATTAACAGTCATAGTCAATGGAAAATTATAAGTGAACATCCTAATACAGTGATTCCAAAATATATAGAAGAAAAATGGATTGACAGCCTAATAGGAAAAGATAGTAAAGAACGTGTAGTTCCTGATTTAAGACTGCCTTATAAAAAGAAATATGGAGTAAATAATCGTCCTAGACAAAGCATGTTCATAAATCGTGTAGAAGCTTTAAAACAATTTATAGAACGTGTGAATTCTGTAATTTCAACAAGATTGATTACTGATGACTACGATTTGTCTAATCTATCTTTAGCTGAAAACATTCCTAGTGCTGTGAGCGGTGTTTATGATATTACAAAAGATATAACAGAAGAATTACAATATATCGGCACAGCACTAATACGTCAAGCTATTTTAACACCACAAATAACAGATGGTAGAATAACAGGAGTAAACATAATAGATACAGGCTATGGTTATGTAAATGCTCCATTTATCATAGTAAAAGGAATAGGTAAAAATGCTTTAATTAAATCTAAATTAAACAATGTTGGAAGTGTCATTGGTGCGGACATTATAGATCAGGGCTATGGCTATAGAAGTGATACTAATTTTATTATAAGACCTTATGCTGCTTTAGTTTACAATGATACAAATGCTTTTAATACTTGGAGTGTTTATAACTATAATGCCAATAGCAAGACATGGGATAAAGTAAGAAGTCAATCATTTGATGTAACTAAGTTTTGGAGTTACCAGGATTGGTATAAAGAAGGGTACAATCAGTTTACAAAAATAGATTATGTTATTGGGACTACATATAACCTAGCACGGATAAATCCATCTATTGGACAAATAGTTAAGGTAAATTCAGTAGGAACAGGCGGCTGGTTATTATTGAAAAGATACAATTCAGTAATTAGTTTAGACTATACTCAGAATTACGAAGTAATAGGTAGACAAAATGGAACTATTAAATTTAGTAATTTACTTTATGATTTTAATATTACAACCATAGGATTTGACAGTGGTTTATTTGATAGTATAGTTTATGATAATATGCCAGTAAAAGAGTTACGCATTATTATAGATACTATTAAGAACAAGCTATTTATAGATGATTTATATGTTGAATATCTAAAATTGTTTTTATCTTCTTTAAGATACGTTTTAGATGAGCAAATATTTGTGGATTGGATAATGAAATCTAGTTTTGTAAAAGTTACCCACAAAGCTGGAGATCTAAAACAAAAAGTAACTTATCGCAATGATAGTCTAGAAAATTATGAAGATTATGTCAAAGAAGTAAAACCATATAGAACTAAAATAAGAGAATATATAAGCAGTTATCAAAAATTAGATAAAGCTTCGTCGTCTGTGACTGATTTTGATTTACCTCCAATAATTGATTCACAGTTTAATATTCAAAACATTACTACATCAATTAGTTCAAATGGATTAATTTTATCTAATTATGAAGATGTAAATCAATATCCTTGGAAACATTGGTATGATAATCTAGGATTTTACATACAATCTATAGAAATTTTAGATCAAGGATCGGGTTATATAAATCCTCCTGTGGTCAAAATTATAGGAGGATTTGGTAAAGGCGCTCAAGCCAAGGCGTACCTCAATCAAGGAAAAATAAACAGAATTCAAGTTGTAAGTGCTGGGTCTGGATTTCTAAAAGCACCTATAATTGAATTAGATGGCGGCCTGGGAATAAATGGTGTTCAAGCTAAAGCAGTTGCTATAATTGAAAGCCAAGGAGTGAGATCCAACAAAATAGCTATTAAATTTGATAGGATAGCTAGAGATTATTACGTTAGTGATCTTGTTGTTACTGAAACATTTACAGGCACAGGAAGTAGACAACAGTGGGCGATTAAGTTTGCACCTTTAACCAAAATTAACACACATTCTGTGCTCATTGATAATATCGATGTATTGAAAGAAAATTACAGTCTAAGATTAGTCAAATCGCAGTCTAAGGGATTTACAAGTTATTCTGGATTGTTAGTTTTAGAAACCGCTCCAGGAATCGGGTCTGTTGTAGAAGTAATGTATACAAAAAGTTTTAATCATCTAAGTGCTACTGATAGAATTAATTTTTATTATAATCCTAATCAAGGAGAAACAGGAAAAGATCTAGCACAACTAATGACAGGTATAGATTATGGGGGTGTAAATATTACAGGAGTTGGGTTCAATATAACTGGAGGGTGGGATAGTCAACCATATTTCACTGACGGTTTTGATGCGTTTGATCCTGACTTTGATGATTATATAGTAACTGTCAGTGATAGTACCTATCAGTTTACCTTGCCTTGGACTCCAGCCGATGGTGAGATAATTAACGTTTACGTGAATGGGTCTAGAATAGATGATCCTTATTATAATGTCTATGATGGATCTACTACACAACCTAATGGCAGAAAAGTGGCACCTGCTGGAAGAATAATGAACAGTATAATAGGTGATGGATCTACTAATTCTATAATACTGCCTACTTTAGAGTCAATTCCTCCTTTAGATATTCAAGATGGAGATACAATTATATTCCGTAGATCTACTAGTGATGGAAGTTATACACCTTTAGAAGGGGAATATGATACAGAACTTAAAGGCGGTACATTAGCCTACAATACAGCTACAGGTCTTAGTCCTGATGATATAAATGTAGATGGTGATAACTTTGTAACACCCATTAGTAGTAATGCTCCAGAAGAAATAGTTCCTGGACAGATTGTAGATTCAGTGGCTATCAAAGTTTATCAATTACCTAGTTCTGGAGCCAGCAAAATTATGTTTAAAAATCATATTTGTGATGGATCTACAACTGAATTTTACCTAGGTCAAATTCCACAAAATGAATATGCGATTATAGTCAAACTTGATAATATAATATTAGAAAAAGATGTAGACTATACATTTGATTGGACTACAAGAGCTGTAACTTTGACAGTAGCACCTGCTAATAAAAAGATTCTAAATACAATTAGTTTCAGCTATGCAGGAGCACAAATTCTAGATACAAATTATTTTATTAGTGATGGTAGTACAGTTGAATATATTACGTCTGCTCCTTGGAGAGACGAGGATCTTGGTCATATAGTTTTAGTAAATGGTCTTTCTACAATTTATGAGATATTTAAAACAGACCAGACCTATGTTAAGGCAGGACAAGTAGGAATACGATTTGGTCAGGCTCCTGAAATTAATAGTGTAATATTATATTTTATAAGTGCTGATAATAATTCTACAGCATCTATTATGAAGTTAGAAGAATTACCTGCTGATGGAAGTACTTTAAGTTTTACCTTGACAAACACTGCCGGTATAAAGGAACCTATTGAAGATAATGTTCTTGTTCTAGTAGATGGAGGCATCTTGAACCCTTCAAATACAGAATATATCAGAATGAAGGATAATGAGTTAACCTACAATCTTAAAAAGTATAAGAGCGTACCATTTGAACCTAATCCAGTAGATATAGATGTATATAAAGACGGTGTATTGTTGACCTATGGTACTGAATATAGTTTTGATTTGTCTGTAGTTAGTATAACAATTAATCCAAGCATTTATACAGAGTCTAGTGTATTAACTATTTACAATAATAAAGATGCAGATTACAATATCACTAATAACACTATAATATTTTCTGTTGCTCCTCCTGATAATAGTAGAGTAGAAGTGATAACATTCTATAATCATAATATTTTAGAGATTGTAAGAACAAAAGAGTCTATAGCAGCTAGTGGAGCCTTGCAACCTGATACTCCTGATTACTTTAGATTTAGAAGCCTACAAGGAGGCAAGATTGAACTATTTAGACAAATTAAGTCTGACGATTATGTATGGATAATTAAAAATAATCAATTACTATCTCATAGCGTGGACTATTACTTAAGTTGGGATCATAAGACAGTAGTTTTAAAAGATATTTTAACAGAATATGATGTCCTTGATATTATAGTCTATGGTAGTAGTACAATTAATAATGGTTATGGATATATGCAGTTTAAAGACATGCTTAATAGAGTTCATTACAAACGGTTGAACAAAAATAAATCAACAAGATTGGGTCAAGATTTAACACAGCAATCTAGTACAATCGTTGTTGTTGACGGATCTAAGTTAAGTAGTCCAAATGCTAGTCAGAATCTTCCGGGAATTATTGAAATCAATGGTGAAAGAATCGAATATTATACTAAAAATGGTAATATTCTGGGGCAGATCCGTAGAGGAACTTTAGGTACTGGCGTGCCGATTGTTCATACTAAAGATACTTTAGTGCAAGATATTGGAATTACAGAAACTATTCCTTATAATGACACACAATTTGTAGAGAATTTTATCAGTGATGGGTCTAGTAAAATCTGTAATTTAACTAATTTTATAGCATCGAGTAAAGATGAAATTAATGTATTTGTAGGCGGTTATAGAATGAAAAAGAACCCATATACAAGATTTTTAGAGTCCAACGGGTATCCTTATAGTCCAGAAGGAGATAGTAATTTCGATAAAGAGTTCGATCTTATCAATGATGAAACACTAGAATTATTAAATTTACCTCAGGAAAACACTAAAATAGCTGTGGTTAAAACTGTAGGTAGAGTTTGGACGGATATTAATAAGAACTTAGACGAATCTAGCGGTGCTGTAGCACGATTTATAACGTCTGTAGAGACTAATTATCCTGAATATCCACTAGAATAAATATAACTATAAAAGAGAAAATTATGCAAGGTAAAGATTTATCAGGAATTCATATAGAAGGACATATAAAAATTCATGATCCTGCGTCGGGAGAAATTTATATCAATAAGCGAAACGCTATTCATTATGAAAATATGAGTATAAGTCTTGCTGAAAGTCTTGCTAATTCAGGGCAAGGTTTTGTCTACGAGCTAGTATTTGGGAATGGAGGAACCACTGTTGATCCCACCGGAATCATTACATATTTGACCCCTAACACTAATGGCACTAATGCTAGTTTATATAATGAAACATACAGTAAGGTTGTAGATGATAGATCTGTTGTAAATTTGGATCCTACAAGAAATAAAATAGAAACTAGACATGTAACAGGAACTAATTATACAGATATTTTTGTAACCTGTTTGTTAGATTATGGTGAGCCTTCAGATCAGCAAGCTTTTGATAATACTACGAATAACAGTGGTACTTATGTATTTGATGAATTAGGGCTTAGGGGTTATAACAGTTCAGGGTCAGGGAGACTATTAACACATGTCATTTTTCATCCTGTTCAAAAAAGCTTAAACAGGTTAATACAAGTAGATTATACTGTTAGAATCCAAAGCCTTACAGGATTAAGTGAGGTTCAGTAATGCCATATCAAATTAATTTTACAGATGTTACAAATTATGGAAGTATTACTGTAGAGGATCAAACTGTAAATCAGGAAACTAGTTTACAGTTTGTAGGAAAAAACTATACAGGGTACGCAAAAATTTTCGGAGAGAATTTTCTTCATCTATTAGAAAATTTTGCCAAATCTACTGCACCAAGTAACCCTGTTATCGGACAAATTTGGTATGATACTAATACTATAGCCAATCCTCCTCAGCCGCAACTTAAAGTCTATGATGGTACCAGTTGGGTGCCTGCGGGCAACGTTAAAAAGAATCTCAGTCAACCTATTGATAGTGTTATTGGTGATTTATGGGTAGATACAACTAATCAGCAATTATATTTGTGGTCAGGGTCTACATGGATTTTAGTTGGACCTCAATTCAGTGAAGGTACTCAGAGTGGTCCGTTAGTAGAACAAATCACCGATGTAAACAATATTACAAGAGTAGTTTTGAAAATTATTGTTGGCGGTGAAACAATTATAGTCGTTAGTAAGGACGCATTTGTTCCTAAAGTTACAATAGAAGGATTTGAGAGTATTAAGCAAGGTTTTAATATTTCTTCAAAAGATTTTGATCTAGACGGAGCTGTTTTAAACAAATATTGGGGTACATCTGAAAAGGCAGATGCCTTAGTTGTAGGCAGTAACACAGTTAGCGCCAGTAATTTTTTACGAGGCGATACAGCTAGCACTTCAAATTTCGGTTTAAGTATTAGAAATAATGCTGGACTTACACTTGGATCAGATCTAAATTCTAGTTTATCTATAACAACAAATGGTAATACCCTAATAGCGAATAGGACCGAAGGTGCTGACATTGTATTTAGAGTAAATGAATCTGGTATTAATCAAGACGCATTAATTATATCAGGAACTACAATTGGTATCAATAAAAATCCTACAGAAGCGTTAGATGTAGATGGAAAAATCAAAGTCAGTGATGCGATCATTGTGACAGCAGTTACTGATGCTACTGATTTATTAACAGGAAGCATTAAAACAGCAGGTGGTATAAGTGTAACAAAGAGTCTTGTTGTTGGAACAAATGCTGATATTTCTGGCACGCTTAATGCTGCTAACATTGTTCCTAAATTAGATAGTGCTTATGATATTGGCACTAGTACAAAATCGTATAATAGAATTTATGCTGACATTGTGGGTAACAATGATAATACCACTCAATTTTTAGGTACATTTGTAGGTAGTTTTTCAGGTTCTGTTTCTGGATCTGCTTCTAAACTTACTAGCCCAACATTATTCAGTATTACAGGAGACGTTAATTCTGTAGCTCCTATCAGTTTTACAGGACAACAACCTGGTGGTGTAGCTATTTTTAATACTACAGTTAGCACTGATTTTATTTCAACTAAGACCAATGTGATTGATACTATAGGAACTGATGAAATTTTAATTAATAGAGTTGGTGTAGGTCTACGTAAGACAGCTAGATCTAGTTTTCTTTCTGATTTGCCTTTTGTTCCGGTAGGAGCACTGTTTCCATTCGCAGGATCTACGGCACCAAATGGATATCTACTATGTGACGGTAGTGAAGTTTTAATTGCTGACTATCCAGAATTATATGCATTGATAGGATACACTTATAAATCTACTGGACTATTAATTGGATTAGCTACATTTGCTTTACCTGATCTTAGAGGACGTTTTCCTCTAGGAGCAGATAATATGAATGCAGGTAATATTGTTCCTTTGGCGCCCACCGGAGCAGTTACAGGAACTACAATAACTGCCAATGCTGATAGGGTAACTGATGTTTCTGCTGATAGTCTTGGTTTAGCTAATGGTATTGAAGAAAAAACTCTTACTGTTAGTAATTTACCAGAACACTCTCATGATTTACAAGGAGATGCTGGAACTCAATTTTACGCTTTGAGAAATAGTACAACACCTGTAGTTGATACAGACATAATAAGCAGTGTGGGTCCTGATTTAACTTCTATAGCACAACTATTACCTTCTAGCGGCGGAGTTAATAGTGCTACACTAGGTACGCCAATATCTATCATGAATCCTTATCTTACAGTCAACTATATTATTTTTTCTGGCAGGTTTAGCTAATGACATATAAAATTAACAAAACAGATGGTTCGTTATTAACTGAAATAGTTGATAGTACTATTGATCAAACTGCTTCTGATTTAACATTAATAGGCAAAAATGTAACTGGGTTTGGCGAATATATTAATGAAAATTTCATAAAGTTATTGGAAAATTTTGCCAATACTTCAGAGCCTAATTCACCTATTATAGGGCAACTTTGGTTTGATACCAGTCAAAATAGGCTGAAAGTTTATGATGGTAGTTCTTGGAAACAGGGTTCTGGTCCTATAGTTTCAGGAACAGCACCTTTACAGACTGTTCAGGGAGACTTTTGGATAGATAGTTTAGAAAATTTACTGTATTTTGATACAGCTTTAGGTAGATTTCCAGCTAGTAAGATCTATAAAGAAAGTCAGGGTCGTTCTGGGTTTGCTGTAGAAACTGTAGCAGATAGTGCTACTACTACAAAAGTTATAGTATTGCTGTATGCTGCTGGATCTTTGTTAGGAATTTTCAGTAGATATCCTAATTCATTTACTCCACTACAAGCTATAGAAGGATATACAGGAGCTATATATCCAGGATTCAATGCTGCTAATATCACAGGCATAAAATTTCATGTTACTGCTACTAAAGCTGATGCTCTAGTTGATGCCTTGGGTAATATTAAAACAGCCAGCGCATTTATGGCAGCAGATGGAAATACTACAACTACCGGGCGTCTTACTATACAAAATTCACAGCCGTTAATATTGGGTCCAAATCAAAATTATGAGATCAACGCAGATACTACTTCGTTTACTGTCGTCAGTAATAATTCCGGACAAAATTATCAAATTAGAGTAAAAAATCCATCGGGAACTAAAGATGCAATCACGGTTAAGGCTTCTACTGAGAGAGTAGGTATATTTCAACCAAGCCCTAGTTATGAATTAGATGTAACAGGCAGCGCAAGAGTAACCGGAAATCTTATAGTTGAAGGTACAACAACTAGCATAGAGACAGTGAATTTGCTTATAGAAGATAAAAATGTAGTTTTAGGAAATGTAACTAGCCCTACTAATATTACAGCAGAAGGTGGCGGAATAACACTTAAGGGAACTACAGATAAGACTTTGGCATGGACTGGAAGTTATAGTGGTGCTTGGAGTAGTAGTGAGCATTTTAATTTAAGCAGCGGCAAGGTATATAAGATCAATGGAACTACAGTTATTACAGAAACTAGTTTGGGTTCCAGTATAGTAAGTGCCCCAGGAATTACTACATTTGGTCCTCAAACAGCATTGACAGTAGATAACTTATACCTTGATGCTAATAGATTAAGTAGTCTTAATGCTAACGGAGACATTGAATTAGAACCAAACGGGTTAGGTAATATCGTTGCTATAGGCAGTCCACGCATTACGGGTTTGGCTGATCCTACGAATGCACAGGATGCTGCTACAAAAAATTATATAGATACTAATATTAGATCGAGATTTATAGCTTTTAGTATGGACACAACTAATTTAAGTAACAGCCAAATAGCAGCATATATTGAAGGAATAGCACCTGCTAGCAATTTTGAATCTGGGACCTACTGTAGAGTTCATTGTACAGAACAAATTGTTAATTATCCAACAATAAATTTTACAAGTACGATAGGATCTCCTCCTCAAAACAATACTACAGGCAATTTTGTTAAGCATTATGTAGCAGTAGACAAGGCGGGTGGGTCAGAAAACCAGCCAGTTTTAGAAGATTTTGATCTTAATACAATTAATTTAGGAGCCGCAACAATAACAGTAAAAAGAACAGGTAAGTTGTTTCAAAAGAATGGAGGAACAGGAGCTTGGACTTATGTTTCTATTTTTAGCGGACCGACTATTACTTAATGTTCAAATAAATATATAAAGTTAAGGGGTATATAAATGCCATATAGCATTGATAGATATAATGGAACAACGCTTACTATAGTTGAAGATGGAACTATAGATACCACATTGGACATTAAATTAATAGGAAAGAATTATGCAGGTTATGGTGAAGTTCAGAATGAAAATTTACTTCATCTTTTAGAAAATTTTGCTAGTTCGAGTTCTCCACCACGTCCTATTAGCGGACAGTTATGGTTCGATAGTGGTGTAAATCGTCTAAAATACTATACAGGAACGAAATGGAAAGTAACAGGAGGAGCTGAGGCTCTTTCAAGCCAGCCTACCGGGTTAAGTGCTGGCGACTTTTGGTATGATACTACAAACGATCAATTAAATGTTTACAATGGCACCGAATTTATTTTAATTGGACCAGAAGCTGCTCCAGGATTAGGAATTACACAATTTAAATCAAGAACTGTTTTAGATAACAGTAGTCTTACTCATGCTATCATTGAATGTATTGTTGATGATGAAACTGTATACATAATTAGTTCTGATGAATTTGATTTAAATTCTAGCCAAAATCCTATTACAGGGTTTGGCAGAATTAAAAAAGGACTTACTTTAACCAATACTTCAGAAACTAATACTTCAGATGTAAAATACGGTGTAACTCAAAGTGCTCACAGATTTTGGGGAACCTCTAGTAATACATTACAATTTACTGGAAAAGATGTTTCTGAATTTGCATTATTAACTGACTTAGGAAATTTTGATGATACTGGATTCTTACTTGGCAATAGTAATGATCTAGCAGTTTATATCGATGTAGATGGTACAACACCGGTATTAAAGAATACACAAAGTAGTACAATAAAATTTCAAACAACTTCAGGAACTGTAAGAACACCATTAACTTTAGTTGCTTCTGATATTCTTCCTGGTACCGACAATGTTAGTAATATTGGATCTTCACTTTTAAAATATGCTACGGTTTATGCTACAACATTTAATGGAACAGCTACACAATCAAATACATTATTATGGAATAGTCAATTTAGATCTGCATCAGCGACAGCAACAGCGAATACTATAGCGGTAAGAGATGCTAACGCAGATATCACGGCGAATCAATTTATAGGAAATGCTTCTACAGCCACAAATGCTACTAACGCCACTAACGCTACCAAAGCGAACAGCCTTTATCAACAGCAAGATGCTATTTGGATAGCTGCTAGTAAAACTAATTTGGCAAACACTGTGGCAGCAAGAGATTCTGCCGGTGACATTTATGCCAGTGTTTTTCAAGGAACAGCTACCTATGCCATGCAGCTTGATGTAAATGGTACACAAAGATCTGCTACTACAGCGGCAACAGCCAATACTATAGCTGCTAGAGATGCGGCAGGAGCAATTACAGCTCAAGCTTTTTACGGAAATGCTACCAGTGCTACCACTGCTACAAATGCGACTACTGCGACTAATGCTAATAACATTGAAGTAGACTTAGATACTGCTACAGCAACAGGATATGTAACTTTTGTAACAGGAACCGATGGAAATGTCAAACCAAAAGTCAGTACAAATTTAACTTATAATGCTCAGACAAACACTTTAAATTGTAATGTGACTGGTTCGGGAAATGCGGGATCTGCTAACACAGTAGCTATTACTAATGATACTGCTTCTACAGTTGCCTATGTTGCTTTTACCTTAGCAACTAGTGGAAGTCAAGGCATGCGAGTTAATAATAATATGACATATAATGCTGCCACTAATGTTTTAACCACTACAGCAACAGCAGCAAGATATGCTGACTTGGCGGAAAAATACTTACCAGATGCTGAGTACGAAGTCGGTACAGTGGTAATAGTTGGTGGCCAAGCAGAAATTACTGCTTCTGGCTATGGTCAAAAACCAATAGGTGTCATTAGTGGAAGTCCTGCCTTTTTAATGAATGAATCATTAGAAGGAGGAATTGCTGTTGCTCTTAAAGGAAGAGTACCTGTTAAGGTAGTTGGAAAAGTCACAAAAGGTGATAAATTAATTGCTGGCGATCAAGGTTGTGCTCAAGCTATTGTAAGTTTAGGCACAGGAGCAGAAGTTTTTGCTATAGCTTTGGAATCTAGCAGTGAAGAAGAGATAAAACTAATAGAAGCAGTAATTCTATAAATAACCGAAAGGGTTTAAAATGCCAATTGGTCAAAATAATCTAATACAAGCACCAGATTACAACGCAATACAAACTGTGGTAGCAACAATTTTAGGTCCAGGGTCAGGTGATAAAGGTTATGGTCAAACACCAGCAAGCTCACAAGTTGCTACCAACGATGTTATTAGAGCTAGTCACTTAATTAATCTAAAAGCAGATATTGAGTCGATAGCCATACATCAAACAAATGCTGTCTATAGTCCTGCCTTAACTACTATAGCATTAGGTGGAACAATTACAGCTAGTCATTGGACAGCATATTCTGCTGCGGCAACCGCTTTAGATGCTTCGAGATTTACAGCAGCAGCAGCTCAGATGGCACTAGCTGATGGAGTTGCTCCTACAGTATCATCAGGTTGGACTACTTCTAGACAACATATTGTACAGGTAACCTGGGCAAGTGCTACTGCTGCTAGGTATTATTTTAATGCTGGTGGGGAAATTAGGGTGAATCCTTCTATGTCAGGCTACAGCCAAGGTAAAGGAACGTCATGGAACAATTTACTTAATAGTTTTAGACCGATGAGGTTTGGTTATACTACAACGACTGCTAGTGCTGGAACTACATCCACAATAGGTTGGTATGATCTAACTAGTTCATATCAAACTATATTTTCAATTACAGGCGGTGCTACCTATTCTCAAAATGATGTCCAAGTAGAAGCTTTGTGTAATGTAGCTAACAATAGTGGTGCTACAGCATCTACTTTGACATTACGTATTACCTATAGGGATGATCAGTCAGAAAATGTTGATGAAGGAGTAGATGGTACATTAACTAGCAGAATTCAAACCTATTCTCCGCAGGCAGCTACTCCACCGACCGGAGCCACAGTGACACTTGCCGCTCCTACTGTTACAACAACTTCAGGACCATAAATTTCCTTTAAAGAATCTTTGATAGATAACTAACTTATACTGTCGGAGGTTCTATGGACGAACGCTTAGAAAAAGCTCTCGAGTTTGCCAATTTTATGGTAACTCTAAATAATCAAAAACGCTCTCTTAAAGAAAAATATCGTAATGACTGTGTTTTTTATCAAAGCGGTGGAACATTTACCATTACCAAAGAGCTAATTACTTTTATAAAAACCTTAGTTGATTTGGATAATATAAATGATATAGTAGTCATTGATGATAATGAACTGCCAATTCGTATTAGTGATTTGAAACAATTTTTAGAAGATATTGTTAATCAATATTTTATAGCTTCTAATAATTATTTCAATGACTATCAAATGCTTAAAAAGAATAGATCAGTAGAGGCATTGGTTAATGGCTAAAGGTATATTAATGTATGCTCTAAACAATGAGCAAATTGATTATACTGAAATAGCAGTGTATGCCGCCAAGCAAGTGAAAAAACATCTAAATGTACCTATAGCCCTTGTCACAGATAGTTTCGATTGGCTGATAAAGCAATTTCCTGATTATAGAAAATATTTTGATATACTTATAAAAGTAGTTCATCAATCTGATATAGGAAATTTTAATCCAAATTATCAATATCCTGTAGGCAGTCTAGTTTATTATGAACATTCTATTTGGAAAAAAATAGCAGAAGGTCTGGATTATATACAACCTTTACGAGGTGAAACCACCTCGGATAGCTATCAATTTAATACAGATGATTTTGAACATATCTATCAAGGAATTGATATTGACAAATGGTATCCAAATTTGCCTTATCTAGTAGGGCAACATGTATGGCATGAAAGTAATCTGT